CTCCATTTCAAAAGTCATTAATCTTATCAATCAAAGACTTCAATTTTTTACCTATAAAATAAGGCAACAGGAGCGACCTGTCTTTTACTTTATAGTTCTTGTATGTATTTATAATGTTAGTTTCCATCGTTTTTGGTATCTGCGATAAGTCTATTAGTTTCTTATTTCTGTTATAGTTCTTCTTTGTTTCTGATCCTAAAGGTATGTTGTCTATATTAGACCACTCCTCTAGTTGTTTTGCTTTTATAGGTTTCTGTCTTTCACCTCTTACAAATATTTCATCATCACTTAATATATTAGGTACTCCATCTGATCTATCACCTTTTATTATTTGAGTTCTTAAAAACTTAACGGAGTCCTCTTGTTCACCTATAAAACCTTTTAATAGTGGCGACCATTGATATACATTACCATAATGTTGTAATTGTATAAAGTCTTTGTCACCTGATATAATTAAATACTTGTCTTCTTCTTGTAGTTTAACAATTGTAGCAATTATATCGTCTGCCTCAGCATTTTCTACATACATTACTTTGTATGGAAAGTTATCTCTAACTTCATTTCTAATTTCAGTTAAGATAGTAAATATATTATCCCAATCAAATGGTCCATCTTGTCTTGCTTGTTTTCTACTATGTTTGTAATTAGGAAAAAACTCTTTACGCCAAGGGTCTTTTGCGTCAGCACATAAAACTATTTCACCCCACTCTTCCGAGTGTTTTACATTGAAACCTCTTAATGAGTTCAATACCATATACCTAATCATTTCTTTATTAGGTTTGACATCACCTTTGCCTCTTACCTGTGCCATAAGATTTGAGATTAACACTTGGTTGAAGTCAACTAGTATCATAGGTATTTCTTTTTATACCATTTATAAAATGCTTTGTCTTTAAATAATGCTAACACACCTGACGCTGAAACTTGATCGCTTCTGATACAATCAGCATAGTCTTGGTAATCTTTTTTCTTTATTTTTGGAAATGCTTTTGGCATTATACTTCACTCCAATGTTTTTCTTTATATAGTTTACCTGTTGTATGTGCTTTTAATTGTTTATTTAAAACTTTAATTCTGTGTTTGATACCATCTATTGTGGTATACATCCAACCACAATCGTGTGGTTCTAGTTGTGTCTTAAACCACTTGATTGTATTTTTAAGTGATTCAATTTCTGATTTTAATTTTGTCTTTGTTGCCATAAATGTCCTAAGCGAAAATGGTTAGGGCGCTGTAAGTGCTGTAATACAGCATCTTGGCGCCCAAAACCTAGTTTAGATTATGCTGAATAAGCGACTTGCTTACCAAACACTTTGTTCATACCAGCGATCAAAATTGCTTTTGAAGGTGTACCAACTCTAAAAGAAACGCCGTCTGCTGATCTATTTTCATAAATCATTAAACCTTCGTTTCTTAATTTTCCTACCATAGCGGCAGGTGATTTAAGATCAAATCTGTTTCTTAAAGTTTTCCAAGAAACATCAACACCTGTATTGAACAGGTTTCTGATCTTTGTAGTTTTTGAAGTTCTAGCATTTGCCATATCTTCTTCTCCTTTATTATTATTAAAAAAATTAAACATTAGTGTTTAACCCTCTCTTTCTGTCAATTTTACAACCAGACACGGCGATTGCTTGTGCAATTCTTTTAGTCATCTAAATCTCCATCAGGTTCAAAAAAACCTTGTGTATCGTTTAGATCCTTTAATTCTTTATTAACATCTGGAGAAATAGGTCTATTATTTCTCACAGGTTTATCTTTCTCTAGTACCTCAGCATAATTAATCTTTGCTGAAGTAACTCCACTTCTATTTTGTTTTAATAGTACCATCTTATCTGCAAGTTTCTGAGCAGGATGTGTCATTTTAAAATCTCTATAAATCATACCACGCATAACATCAACTAATAATGCTAAGTCTTTTGTAAAGTTTGGTTGATTTGTTTTCATTGCTAAATCTACAAAGTTCTTTAATAGGTGCATTGATATATCGTCAACTGCGGTTTCAACAAATTTTCTAGTTTGCTGTTCTTGTATTTGTTTAGCAACCTTCTCACCCATTTTTCTTCTTTGTTCATCCAATTCTCTAGTTCTAGGATTTACAATCTTATTGGTAGGAAACGGAATAACATTTTTATTCGGATCCTTATCGTCTGCCATTTTATTTAATCTCACCTTTGAAATTCACTTTCCCTTGTTTTTCAAAATACTCTACAAGTTGATTATAACCACCAATTAAATCTCCATTGATCTTTATTTGTGGCATTTGTCTAACATTTTTTCCAATGTCTTCTAACAACTTCTCAACTGAACCGTTAAAATCTCTTTCTAATGTTTTTTCGGTGTAGTCAAGGCGAAGTTTCTCTAATAAACCTTTCGCCTTGGTACAATAGACGCAATTAGTTTTGCTGTATATTATTATTGTCATTGTCATTACCTACTAGGTTATCGTAGGCGATATTCGCCTTTTCTTTTAAATTATAGGCGTCAACCGCTTCTTCAATAGTGTAGTTATACATTTTGTTAAACTCACCCATTGGAAGTCTTAACCCGATCCAGGCACGATAATAACCATTCTTTGTTAAGGTTACATCTTGTTCAAAGATTTCATATCCTCTAACTTTAGTATCCTTAATAATGTTTACAAGAACCGACTCAACTTCACTAACAATAGTTTTAGTTTCTGTCTTACCTAATTCAGTTATAAACTGACTAGATTTCTTGTTCATTTCACCTTTAATAATGTCAGCAAGTTCCGCTTTTGCAAGCATTTTTGCTTTCTCTATTGCAAGGTTTAAGTCTGGAGACACAGCAGTACCTACTCCGTAGATACAAACTTTGTTCTTATCTTTTCCAAAGATTTTCTTATCACACGCCTTGGAATCGTTAATGTCTGCCATATACCACGCTGGTACTTTGTCAACGACATTACCTTTTTCTGACTTGATCTTATAATTACCAGCACAATTAGTCAGCAATACTGACAATGCTAAAACTGATAATAGTTTCATATGTTTCATCATATACTTTTACACACTCCTTTTCATAGTATATACCATTTCTTGTAGTTTGTCAAGCGCCACTTCAACATAGTTAAATATATCAACTATACCAATGTCCGTTTGAGTAAACACAATGGCAAAGAGTCCGATTATGATTAAATTTTTAATCATTAATTTACCTCCCATTCACCGTCCTTGTTCATACACACTTTTCCGAACGACTTAAAAGCGTGGTTTTGCCGTCTATAATAACGGCAATATTCTGGAGTATTAATATCTCGGTAGTAGAATTGAGCAAATAGTTCCCAATAACTTGGACCATCAAACTTTTTCCTACCATCGGCACACTCCAAAATTTCTTCTTTAACAATAGTATCACCTTTTTGTTTAATAACAATTTTAACATAGCAATATTGTCCGTCAACTTTTGCTGGTTCTATTGTTTTAATCTTATCGTAATAAACTCCGTTATCTGCTTTTTCTAATTTTTCTAGTATTGTGGTAACCTTATCATAATTAATTTTATCTATATCACCTTCTACTGAAATAACTTTAACATTTTTTTCAAATGCCTTTTTATTTAAATCACAATCTACACAACCCCACGCCATTTCCATACATAAAAGTATAGTTATCATTATTAAAGTAGCGTACATTATTATTCTATATTTCGGATCCATCATTGTCTTTCAAACCACTTTCCGTCTGGTGTCTGGCAAGCAGTACCAAATACAACTTTTCTATTAATTCCACCAATACCTATCAACGGCCATTGATTAGCAATATCAATCGTTGCGTCATAATCTTTACATTTAATTGGACCTTTTACATAAGACCTAGTAATTTTTATAATACCACTATTACCTGTTTCTGAATTATACCAATTCGTATAACTTTGTGTAGTTGGACCATTGTTTAAATGATCTACGAATACAGCATTGTGTACATCATAATCACTCTTATACATAATCTCAGCACCAGCAAACGCACCAACTACGGCACAACCAGCAACTACATAAGGATCAGTTACTCCCATTTCAACGCATCCTGCCGTTGTTGTAATCGTACCTAATCCAGCACCAACTTCTGATCTGTTTATGTTGGCACAATTTGTTAGTGTTAAACTAACTAGTAAAATCCAAATTATTTTTTCTAATCTCATTACAAATTTCCTGACTATCTACACTCTTAACTATGTAATAGTCTTCATTATTATCAATGACAAATCTATTGAAACCTTTTTCCTGCCAAAGTGTATGTGCTTTGGCGGAAATAGGTCTAAAATAGTGAGTACCGTCATTCTTACTAGTACAAACAAAATCACCAATCATTATTGGTTACCTTTAAATATTTTGTTCCAAGGCCATTTCGTCTTTGCCTCTGACCAAGTTTTCTTTTGATATTCTTTTGTCTTATCAACTTCACTTGAAATAAAATTAACAAGTTTACCTGGCACTTCTGCAACTGCAACACCAAACTCTTGTGGTGTTATTGTCTTCTTTTCTTCTGCCATAGTTTCAGCAACATATTGTAAACTGAATACTACTACAAAAAAAAGTATTACTAATAGTTTTTTCATAA